AGAATGTGGAGACCAAAGAAATGAGTTACATCCCAGAAAAGATCCTGGAACTTATTGCACCATCGGAAACGGGAGAATATGAAGATTATCCAACAGGACCCAAAGGTCTGGGATATTTTGTCTTGTGGGGAAATGAAACGGGGATGGTGTTAACTGTAAAAACGCCGGCAGATGAAGATAATACAGAAGGAAGAATCCTGAAAGCGCTGAGGGGGCTGGAAGTAGAGTAATATGGCAGGTAAATATAAGAAAGTATATGCAGTAGATTTTGATGGAACGCTTTGCAGAGGAACAAGATTTCCTAAAATAGGAACACCGAATTTCTATTTATTTGAATTTTTAAAGGAGAAACAAAAAGAAGGGAATATTATTATTCTGTGGACATGTAGAGAAGAGAATCTGCTGGAAGAAGCAGTTGAATTTTGCGAAAAATTTGGTCTGAGATTTGATTATATCAATGAAAACACGAAAGAAAATATCGAGAAATATGGAAATAACACAAGAAAAGTATTTGCGCATTATTATATCGATGATAAAAATATGACAATAAATGATCTGAAGGTGAAGACAGCAGGTCTGGATCCGGTTATTTGGGAGAGAGCCTGTCGTATATCGGCAGAGTACATGGTATAGGAGAAAAAAGATGGAAAATAATAAAGTGAAGATTACAGGGAAAATTATGGAAACACCAGAGTATGTATTGACAGCATCGGATGGAAGAAAAATTTATAGAACAAAAATGGAAGTTATGCGAACCAGTGGAAGTATAGATACGATACCGATTCAGGTGCCGGAAAATCTGGCATGGGAGATTTTGAGCTACACAGGAGGAAGGATTACAATCTACGGAGAATACAGATCATACAATGAAAAGGAGGGGGAAAGAAGACATTTGATATTGTATGTATTCGTACAAGGAATCAGTGAAGCAGGGGAAGAAGATGAAAATAAAGTGGAACTAATAGGGTATATCTGCAAACAGCCTGTATATCGGGAAACACCGCTTGGAAAAGAGATTACGGATGTTTTAATTGCAGTAAACAGGAAACATAAAAAAAGTGATTATCTTCCAGGAATTTGTTGGTATTCGGATGCAAGATTGGCAGCAGGACTTCAGATTGGAACAAAGATAAAGGTGACAGGAATGATACAGAGCAGAATTTATGTGAAAGGAGAAACGGAAAGAACTGCATATGAAGTATCCATCCGAGAAATGGAAGTGATTGAATAGTGGAAGGTTACGAATTGAGAAAAGTGAGATTTGTTTCCGGGCATATCTGGAAAGATCTGGGTTGATCCGGTTTGCCGGAGCGGGCAGCAGGAAGCAAGTAAAGGTACCAGATTTATTGGAGACACGAAAAAAGATAGAGAAAAACAGAAGAAATATATCGAAGCCCTGTCAGTATCCGGATTGTTTCCGTTGCACATACCAAGACTGCACATGCAATGAAGGGCTTACAAAGAAAGTGAATGAAGATCTGGTTCGGGAATTGGGAAAGAGAGGGTGAAGAGTGATGATCATAATAATTAGTATATTGCTATATTGCACTATGGGAATTGGAACGGTATGTGCAATGAAAGGGGAAATCTGTCAGGATGCGCGATTAGAAAAGAAAGATTATATTGCTGCGATATTGTTTCCAGTGCTGCTGTATGTGATAGGAATTGACTGGATTGCAAGAAAAATAGTGAGGTAACATAAAAATGAGACGGTCATTAAGACATAGAAGAACGGAAAAAGAGATAAAACGTGATCAGGAAGATCATTTTGCGGATCTGGCTGAACATGAACCATCGGAACATGCGAAAAAGTGGATGAAGAAAAAAGCGTATGACGCCTATACAGTGAAAGATTGTTTGAAAAAATGGGGAGTCAACACAAAAAGGAGTATTACCTGTGGACAAGAAGATACTGATTGAGTATGCGGACATGAAAGAAGAGATAAAAGACCTGAGACGCAGAATCGCAGAAGACAAAAAGAAAATTGAACAGCTGAATAAAATAACGGTGCAAGATTCTGTTGCATGTGGAAAGAAAGGCAACAAACCATTGCGGACGGTAAAAATAACAGGCTTGCCGAATAAGGAGCTGGGAAGACGAAAATATTTGCTGGAAAACAGGATTACAAAGCTTCAGATGTTGGAAACAGATTTGCTGGAAAAACAGATACAGGTAGAGGAGTATATAGAAAAAATAGAAAAAAGCCGTTTAAGAACAATGTTCAGGTTATATTACATAGATAATTTAACCTGGGAAATGGTAGCAATGCAAATGAACTATATGTTCCCAAAGAAAAAAATCCCGTTTACAAAAGACAGTTGCAGGATGATGCATGATAGATATCTTGAAAAAGTTTCATAAATGTTCGCCACTGTTCGCTTCAAATGTGCTAATATGGTATAAAGCCGAAAGGAACAAGCTGGACGGCTGAGGTGTTTTTAGTTTTCCTCCTAAAGACAACCCGTAAAAACCACACAAATTACAAAAGGCGTCTTGCATGAAAGTGCAGGGCGTTTTTTGTACGTTATGTCAATTGTAAAAACAGAACAAATGTTCTATAATAATTAAACCGAAACACAACAAGAATGAGACGCAAATTGTTGATAATTGTCAGAATTTGGTATATTATTATTGAAATGTGGTGAGTTTGATGAGGTTTGTGTGGAGGAAAATGGTGTGGCGAAGAAAAAAGGTAAAATAGAACGTAGTATACATTATTTTGATGTTACTTTACAAAGATTGGGCGGAAAAGACGAGGATTCATTTGTAAGTTATAAACATCAAGAGCAGAAGATGTTGAGTGCATTTCAATATTTTAAGGAGCTTAATGATAAGCTTAAAGTGGAAGAGAAAAAAGAAAAGAGATTAGATATTTTAGCAGAGATGGAATACACTACTGAAAAAGGTGATAAGCTTTATGTAGAAGTTGACAAGATCAATGAGAAGTCAGGACATATTGATTTTCGTTTAGTGTTGTGCAGACCAGACGCATTTCCATACATAGAGCAAGAAGGCAAGCTTGAGGAAATTGTAGGTCTAGTAAAAGGCGA